AACGGCTCGGTGGCCTGGGCAGGCGGTGCGGGAGGTGGTTCTGGCAGCGATTATACCGCTGCTGCCACAGATACCGTTTTAATTACCGCTCCAGGGGTGTTTACCTGGAACGTGGCTGCAGATGTGCAGGATTTTGTGGACGGCGCGGCCACCAATCACGGCTGGTGGCTGATCGGCGATCAGGTCAATGCCGATTCGGGCAAGCGATTCACGGCTTCTGATGGGGCAACCCCGGCCAACCGGCCTATTTTGATGGTGAGCGTAAACCCTTAGACGGCGGCGGCCCCACGCCACCGGACTCAATCAATTTCGACCAGGGTAGTGCAGATGCGATTGTTGACGATGCTAGTACCAGGATTATCCCGGAGTTCCACTGGAACAATCAATGGCTGTGGTTCGCGATCAAACGCGCTGACCTGGAAGGTACGGCGAGGCATTTCGTGATGTCAAAAGCCAGCCGTTTTGAACCTGCGGGTACGATCGAAAACTTGGCAACCTGGGCGGCGGAAATGGACACGGATACCTGGCACAGCTTTGATAATCAGTCCGTGGGAGCCTATGACATCGAGTCATACCATAATGATGTTTTCCCGGCGGGTGACATTTATATATGCCCGCATCCTGCCTATCCATTCAGCCGCACGCAACGATTGATGACGGATTGGCTGGCTGACCCGCGCGCCAGCGATACGGCCAGCTCGACCGCCGGCGTGATCGGAACTTCGACATCCAGGGACGCGGGCGACGGCAGTGGAAGGACAGTTTCAGCATTGGAGTTCTACGGCTTCAAACTGACCAATAACAGCGGCTTTACCAAAAACAAGGCCATTCTGGTCGGCGGCAATCATCCCAATGAAACGCTTGGTCGCTTCCAACTGGAAGGTGCGCTGGCCTGGCTGCTTGCGGGGAGCGCCGAAGCGGAGAGCTTACTGGATTGGTTCGAGTTCTACGTTTACCCTTGCACCAACCCACAGGGCGTTTGGGCAGGCTACACCCGTAGCCAGCCGGAAGATCCGACCAAAGATCATAACCGGGAGTGGGACACGGGCGGGCTGGAATGTGTGGATGCGTTCAAGGCTGCATTTTTAGCCGATACGGGTGGAACGATTGAGCTGGGAATTGACTTCCATTCAGGTAATGCCGCCAGCGGCTATATGGTAGTCGAAGATCATACGGCAGCAATGTATGACGGATTTCTGACCCGAATGCAGGCGTACAACGCGCAGTTCAGTTATGCAGATTTAGCCATTGACGGCTTTTTGAATTACCTGTGGAACCATTCGTATTCGTGCCGCCTGGGGCTGGTGGTCGAGCGCATGCCCGTCGCCGGAACCGACCTGGTTGTGACGGCCAAAACGCAGGGTCAGAACGCAATGAAGGTTCTCGCCGATATGCTGGCAGATGGATTGTTTACCAATGGGCCAGCCTAGCGCGGCCACCACAGCAGCGCCACCGCTGCCACGCCGATGACCAGGCAGAAAGCAGCACCCAGCACGATCACGGCGGCGGCGATGGACTGGCGGCTGGGCGGATGGAAGTTGGACATAAATGAATTATAGCAGGGCGAAGGCAGCCAGGAGCAGGCCGCACAGGAGCAAGGCGAATTGGAGTGTGGTGAGATCGGACATACGGACATTTTAGCATGATCCTTGAGCGTGAGCAGATCATCGCCGTGTTCCTGATCTTCTCCCTGGTCGCTAACATCTTCCAGGTCTGCTTCGCGCTGTGGCTGTCCAAGACGCGGGGCGACGATACGCCTCCGCACGACGCGGAAGCGGAGCGATTGAAGCGGATCAAGGAGCGGCTGATGGAGCGGATACGGGAGAACAAGAACTAATGCGGGCGAAGTGGCGCGCCTTCGTGGACGAATACTTCCGGTTGAACATGAACGGGACGCGGGCATACAAAGCCGTCTATGGCGTGGAAGATGACAACGCGGCTGCTGCTCACGCAAGCCGTCTGGTAAGGAATGGTAAGGTTGCAGCCGAAATTGAAAATCGATTGAAAGCAAAACAGATGGCCGCCGAAGAAGTCTTGGCACGCATAGCAGAGCAGGCCCGCGGCGAATACTCCCCTTACTTTGATGATGACGGGCGGGTGAACGTTGCCAACATCGTCAAGGACGGCAAGGCGCATCTAATCAAGAAGATCAAGACCCGCACAGTCGTAGACGGCGATGAATTGACCTACGTTGACAAAGTGGAGTTCTACGACTCCCAATCCGCCCTGAGAGACCTGGCCCGCGTTCACGGGCTGTTCAAGGATCAGGTTGAGCACTCAGGCGACATCCGCATTTTGGTGGAGTATGAAGACGCTGACCCTGAAGCTACCTAGACCGCACCCGGCACAGGCGCAGGTGCTCGACGAGCGCAAGCGGTTCAACGTGCTCAACTGCGGGCGGCGCTTTGGAAAGACCACGATGGGTATTGACTTGCTGGCCGCGCCGATGCTTCTAGCGGGCAAGCCGGTTGCCTTCTACTCACCGACCTATAAGATGCTGAGTGACGTGTGGCGGGATTTCAAACGAAGCTTCTCGCCCGTGATTGCAAATAAAAGCGAGCAGGAACACCGCATCGAACTTATTACGGGCGGTACCCTGGATATGTGGAGCCTGGAAGACCCGGACAGCAGCCGCGGCCGCAAGTATGCCCGCATCTTTATTGACGAGGCTGCCAAGGTGAGAAAGTTGGAAGAGGCCTGGACGCAGGTCATCCGCCCAACCCTGGCAGACTACGCCGGGGATGCGTTCTTTGCAAGCACCCCAAAGGGGCTTAACTACTTCTTCATCCTGTGGCAGCGGGCAGATGATAGCGAAGACTGGGCGCGCTGGCAGTTCCCGACAGCCGCCAATCCTTACATCCGGCGGTCGGAGATTGTTGCTATGAAGGCTGAGTTGCCGGAGCGCGTTTACCTGCAAGAGATCCTGGCTGAGTTCATCGCAGACGGTACTTATTTCCAGGGTGTAGATAAGGCCGCGGTGATCGAGCAGCCAGGCCAGCCAGACCAACATTCTGGCCACCACATCGTTATGGGGATCGACTGGGCGCTGCATCAGGACTATACCGTTTTGACGGTCGTATGCCGGGAATGTAACCGTGTTGTGGATTGGGAACGGTTCAACCAGATTGACTTCACTTACCAACGGGAGCGGGTATGGGGTATGGCAAAACGGTGGCATGTGCGTGGTGTGCTTCCCGAGCGCAACTCGATTGGCGAGCCGAACATGGAATTATTACAGGAGCACATACCACTGCTGTCGGGTCCGGATGAAAAGCCGGGTTTCAATACCACATCCAGCACGAAGCCGGGGCTTATCCAAGGATTGGCGGCGGCGCTTGAGCACGAAGGATTCAAGGTTCCGAAAGACTACGGAGACGAGCTGCGCGCTTACGAAGTCGAAATGCTGATAAATGGACATCCGAAATTCGGCGCACCGGAAGGCCAGCACGACGACCGGGTGATCTCGCTGGCGCTGGCATGGTACGCGCTGGGGCGCTATTCTCCCTTACCATCACAGCCTATCCAGCGCAGCAAGTGGACACAGGGCAGCGTAGAAACCGGCGAAGAGAGCCGGTGGCATAAGTTTTAGAGGGCATCATGGCAATTACAGGCGAAATTGGAAGCAGCGGGCTTTTAGCGTGGTCGGGGATCATCCAGGAAGACTTCCTGACCGAACTCCAGGGCAAGCGCGGGTACAAGGCTTACCGCGAAATGGCCTTGAACGAGCCGGTCATCGGCGCGTTACTCCTGGCAATCGAGCACGCCATCCGGGGCGTTACATGGACGTTTGCGAGCGATAAAGGCGAAGAAGACCCGCGGCTGGAACTCTTGAAAGAAGCCAAGGAGAACCTGAGCCATTCGTGGAACGATCACATCGTAGAAGCCCTGTCCATGCTGCCGTTCGGTTACAGCTTCTTCGAGATCGTCTATGAGCGGATGGATAGCAAGATGTTGTGGCGCAAGTTCGCCGTCAGGGGCCAGGACACGCTCTACAAGTGGGAGATCGATGATACCGGCGGGCTGGCGGCCTTCGTCCAGCAGTCACCGCCCAAGTACCAGACCGTGACCATCCCCATCGAGAAATGCCTGCTCTACCGCACGCGTCTTGAGCGCGGCAACCCGGAAGGGCGCTCGATACTCAGGACGGCGTATAAGGCTTATTACTATCTCAAGAACATCCAGGCCATCGAAGCCATCGGGATCGAGCGGGACCTGGCCGGCCTGCCAATGATCCGCCTGCCGGAAGGGGCAACTACGGGTAGCGCGGCGGATACCGATAGCAGCGTTGCGGAGAAGGTGGTAAGGAACGTCCGCAACGACGAGCAGTCGGGCATTGTACTGAAGCCAGGCTGGGAGTTCGAGTTACTCTCGACCGGCGGCACCCGCCAGTTCGACACAGACAAGATCATCAGCCGGTACGAGTCCCGAATCCTGATGAGTTCGCTCGCCCAATTCCTGATGCTGGGACAGGAAGGGGTTGGGAGCCTGGCCCTATCCCGTGACTCGACCGACTTCTTCACGATGTCGGTAAACGCCACGGCGGACATCATCGGCGAGACGTTCACCAAGTACGCCATCCCGCGCCTGTTGAAGCTGAACGGCCAGGACCCGGACGGGATCAGGCTGGAGCACTCGCCCGCCGGTGACGTGGACATCGAGAAGATCAGCGACTTCCTGCAGAAGGTGGGCGGTAACTTCCTGACCTGGACGGCGCAGGACGAGACCTGGCTGCGGGGTGCGGCTGGGCTGCCTGAACTGGACGAAGAAGAGATCGAAGCCGAGCGGGAGCGCAAGCAGGCAGTCGCATTAGAGATCGCACGGTCCGGGCCGCAGCAGCCAGGCGAAGCGCCGGGACGGGGGTCGCAAGACCAGCCTCCAACCCGTCCCGGCCAGCCTGGGAAACTGGGCGCTGAATTGTACTTCGCGCAGAACGCACCGGATGACGAAGAGCGGCGGCTGTGGGAACTGCGTTATGAGCGGTTGATGAAGGCGTATCTCGACAAGGCAAAGAAGCGCGTGCTGAAAGAAGCCAGGAAACTCAAGAATGTCTGACCCGCGCCAGTACCAATTTTGGCTTGACGAAGACGGCGAGTTGTGGGATGAAGTCGCTCCGCTGATCCTTGATATTTTCTACGACGGGGTGCGTGGTGGCGAGAAGTTGCTGCCACCCGCTGCGCGCGTGCTGATTGATTGGGACGTGGTAAACGAGCGGGCGATAGACTGGCTGAGGGGTTACCACTTCGACCTGATCCGAGGCATCAACGAGACCACCCGCACGCAGACACAGAAGGCGCTGGAAGAGTGGATTAGATCGGGAGAGAGTCTTGACGTTCTGGAAGCCAGGCTGGGGCCGGTATTCAGCCCACAACGAGCGCATAACATCGCCGTTACGGAGACGACCAGGGCATACGCGAGCGCAAACGGGGAGGCCTGGGCCGCAAGTGGTGTGGTGGAAGAGTTCGACGTTATGACTGCAGAAGATATTAAGGTCTGCGAGATTTGCGAAGGTAAGGCAGACAACAATCCCTATCAACTCGGCGACGATGAAGGCGAGATGCCCTTCCATACCGGCTGCCGTTGCTGGAAGCACCCGCGGGTATCTGAGAAGAAATTCCGCGAGCAGGTTCGGGGCATACTGGAAGAATAATGCCAATCATTATCGAAGGCTTAGACGAACTGCGCGACCGCATGGCCCAGTTCCCCGGCAAGTTCCAGCGGGTGATCGCAAAGACGCTGGAAGCATCCTTGCTCAAGCTGTGGGAGAACGTACCGCCCTACCCGCCAGCGCCCGCGTCTTCTGAGTACGTCCGTACTGGTACATTAGGGCGCACTCTTGGAGCAGGCGGCCAGCGACCGGACATCTACGAAGTCAAGCAGGAAGGCGGCTTCCAAGTGGCGAGTTTTGGGACGAAGCTGGGATATGCGCCTTACGTGATCGGCGACAACGAGCAGGCCTGGATGCACGAGGGACGCTGGTGGGTACTGGGCGACGTGCTGAACAAGTCAGTGAACGCCATCGAAGGGCTGTTCAATGCGGCGGCTGACGAGATGGCAAAGTGGCTGGACGGGAAGGGAGCATGATGGATAACACAAATTTTCAGGTAATACCGATTGACCCTGACAAGAGATATGCAATTCGATTGACAGAGCAAATTTCGCTTGAGCATTTATTGCAACTAAAAATAATGCTCAATGAATGGCAGAAAAGCGACGATCAATTCTTGATCATTGGTCCTGGAGTTGAACTGGTAAAACTTGAAGATGACCGGAACCAACGGTAAGGTTAAACCTATCCTTATGCACGACTATCGCTGCCGGGCTTGCGGGCGGCTGCTGTTCCGCGCCATCCTGCCAGCGGGAGCGGTGATCGAGATCCGCTGCACGAAATCGAGTTGTCATACCATGACGATCCTTGATATGCAGCCGGGGCAGCCGGTCTTGCAGTTAGAGCCGGTTGAAGCTATAATTGAAGCGGGAGCATAATATGAATACGATTTCCGAGGAGTGGGCACGCCAATTGATATTCAACCTAACTGGTAATCGAGAAGCAGAGCAAGTATATTTTCTACCGCGATACTATCCAGTTTACAGGGTTACTATGCCAGATGCAAATGACTACCCTATCCGATGGTTCGAGCCGAGTGATTTCGAGTTGAAGATTGAAGACATCCAGATCAAAAAGGCTATTGATCCTTACGGGTATTTTGGATATGAATGTCATTATATCGGGTATGGTGAGAAATCTAAAATCATCGTTGTTTGTGGCGGGCCAGAAATGTTGAGCGAGCGAGATATATTGGCCCTAAAATTGGAGCAGCATGAGCGCGATGTGTTTCTTCGCGGCGGCAGAGTCGGTAGTAGTCCATTCGATATTGACGCTAGTGATATTATCGGATGAATAGCCCTTGCAATTTAGCGGGAGTTATGCTAAACTAAAATTCAGAAGTTGAATTTAGAATAAGAGCGCCCCCTAGAGCGCCGGTTGCAGAACGCCTTGAGCGTCGAGTGATCGGCGCTTTCGCGCTTTAAGCCAAGAGCTTGTCCTGAGAGAAACGAAGGAAGCCAAGATCATGCCGTGGGAAATCAAGGAAGAAGACGGGCAACACTGCGTACACCGCGAGGATACGGGCGCAAAGGTCAAGTGCCACGCCACCCGCGCCGAAGCGGAAGCGCACATGAAAGCGCTGTACGCAAATGAACCAATGCACAACGGGGCATCGCAAATGACGAGCGACGATACGCTTCACGGAGAACACCTGTACCTGCTGGAAGACTACGTAGCCACCCGACCGGGCGAACCTTACCGCCTGTTCCAGTTCGGTCGCATCATCAAGAACGGCAAGGTCAGGGAGATCACCAAGGAAGTTGCAGCAGCCTTCAAACTGCCGCACTTCAAGCCGCCCGTCAAATTAGGCTCACATGACGAAACTACCCCGGCTGGCGGTCATATCATCGGACTGGAAGTAAGGGAAGACGGCCTGTACGCCGTGCCTGAGTTCACCGACAAAGGAGCGCAGGCATTGGAAGAAGGCGCTTACCGCTACCACAGCCCGGAAGTCATCTGGAGCGACGGCGGCCTGGAAGACCCGGTAACGGGCGAGATGATCCAAGGCCCGCTGATCGTTGGAGACGCGCTGCTGCACACCCCACACCTTGGGGAAGCGGCCGCGCTGTACTCTATAGAACCAATCAAGAAGGAGCAAACAATGGATAACGTGCAAATTCCTGTGACCCTTTGGGAGAAGTTTCTCGCCGCGCTGCACATCGGCGGACCTGAGCCGGTCGAACCTGCGCCAGCCCCCGTTCAACCACGTGCAGACGAACCGGCGATCCCGGAAGAGTTCAAGGCCCGGCTTGCCGAAGCGGAAGCTTACAAAGCCGAAATCGAAGCCATGAAAGCGGAGCAGGCGAAGAAGGCACGCCTGGAGGCTTTCGGGGCTGAGCTGCAATCCACCAAATACTCCGGTAATACCGAAGCTGCAGAACTGCTGGCCGGGATGACCGAAGAGCAGTCCGGCAAGGTGCTGGAGTACATCAAGGCGCTTTCTGCACAGATCGACGAGAGCAAGCTGACCGGCGAAGTCGGATCGGCTGCCCCCGGCGAAGTCGTGGAAGGCGAAGAAGCCATCAACGCCGCGGTGAAGGCTGAAATGGAAGCGTCGAAGGTCGGGTACGTCCAGGCTTTTGAGTCCATCCGCGCCCGCAACCCCGAGCTGTTCAAGATATAAGGAGAAATTGAAATGGCAGGCTCAACAGAAGGATTCACCATCCCCGGCCTGACGGCTGCCGGTACGCTGGCAACAGCGCAGTACAAGTTCGTCAAGACCGCCTCGACCGCCAACCAGGTCATCGTCGGGACGTCCGCCACCAGCAAGGTGCTGGGCGTTCTCCAGAACGACCCGGCTGATGGCGAAGAGGCGTCGGTGCAGTTCGCGGGCGTTGCGCGGGTGCTTTCCGAAGCGTCCGTGACCTACGGCTCGTTCGTCACCTGCTCGACCACGGGCAGGGCAAAGTCCACCACAACGGTCGATAACCTGGTGCTCGGTAAGGCTCTGGAAGCCGGCAATGCTGGCGACATTATCAAAGTCCTGATCGGGTTCCAATTCTTGTACGCAACCACGTAACGAGGTGATGACATGACACTCCCAACCAAAAACGATGTGCAGGCGGTTAGTCCTGTTCTCACCAACATGCTTCTGGCGTACAAGAACGCGGACAGCCGCTTCGTGGCCGGGAAAGTATTCCCGTCCATCCCTGTCGAGAAAGACAGCGGGACCTACTACCTACTGACCAAGAAATACTGGTTCCTTGACCTGCTGGAACGGCGCGCTCCCGGCGACGAGTTCGGGCGCGTGGGCTACGGGGTCGAGACAGCTACCTATGCCGCCGCTACCTGGGGCATCGAGCACAAGATCGCCGACGAGATCCGGGCCAATAACCAGGTTCCGATGGCGCTCGAACAGGTCGGGCTTCAGTTCCTTTCCAACATGTCCCTGATCCGCAAGGAACGGGCATTCGCGGCAGACTTCATGGCTGCATCGGTCTGGACTACCCAGGACAACGACGCCACGACCGACTGGGACGATTATTCCGCGGGCGATCCGCTGGCGGATCTTCGTACCGGCAAGCGCGGCATCTCCCAACTGACCGGGATGACGCCGAATACGCTCGTCGTGGGCGAGATCGTGGACGACGCCCTGGTGATCCATCCCGACATCATCGACCGGATCAAGTACACCCGTGCAGCCACGACCGGGGCAATGGAAGGCGCCCTGGCCGAAGTGCTGGGCACGAACTACCTGGTAGCAACGGCCATCTACAACAGCGCCGATGAAGGCCAGTCCGGTACCTATGCAGCCATCATCGACGACGACGCCCTGCTGCTGCACGTTGCACCGGGCGCGGACATGATGACCGCAAGCGCTGGCAAGACGTTTGTGTGGAATGGCGGCGGCGGAGACGGGCAGATCGTATCCTACCGCGACCAGTCGCACAAGTCCGATATTCTCCAATTGTCCGAGGCGTGGGACCAGAAAGTGACCGCTGCGGATTTAGGAGCGATCTGGCTTGGGGTAGTCTAAGGAGGCTGAGTCATGGCTAGACCACAGAACAGCTTCAAGGGACTGTTTGCCAAGAGCCGGGTTGACGTTGGATCGCAGCAAGTTACCTACAACTCGACCGCGCTGATCCTGTCGGGCGGCGTTCGCATCTCCGACAAAGCGGGCGGGCAGCTCACGGCTAACTCGACGGCTGTTATCCTGCCTGGTGGGGTGAAGATTTCCAACAAATCCACCGGGCAATTGACAGCCAACTCGACCGGAGTCGTGTTCCCGGCGAAATTGCGCCTGGGAGCAACGAAGTACGTCGGGGCGAACTCGACCGGCTACACCTTCACCGCCGGGGCCGCTGTACCGTCTACACGGACAGCCGGCTACAACTGGACTTTCATCACGAACAGCACGGGCGTTTCCGGTATTGCCCTGCGCACGACCGGGACCACCTGGAAGTTCGTCAACGTGACGACCGTCCTGCCTACGTAAATAATAGCGCCTGGATAGGCTCCGGGGCCGAAAAGGGCCGCTCCCGCCCCTGCCAGGCGCACTTCGGGAGCGGAATTGCCAAAGGCAATTCTTGAGCATTCGGCTTTGCCGAATGCCAGTGTACTACGGGAGGGTACATGACTGCCAAATTCAATACTCATGCGCTTCTGTGCCAGGGCTATTCGGTCAGCGTGCACCATGACGAATTGATTTCTATCAATGTCGATTTCGTCATGCAAGTTCCGGGTAGAGCTGATTCAGAGACCCTTATGGAAGCATTACACAATATTGGCATCTTCCTGAATAGCGGAAAAGTCAATCTTGTGAAGGCAACCGATAAGATGCGCTGTTTTCATTGCGGCGTTCTGGCAGGTGACGATGATCGAACCTGTACCCAATGCGGGGCACCGCTATGAAGCAGAAAGAGTACACCGGCACGGTTTACGTCGGCGTGGTGGGCGGTGATACGGAGAGCGGGGAGTGCCGGGACAGCATCGAGAAAATCTACCTGCGCCCCGGCGATGAAGGACCGATCTTCTACCGCGCCACCAAGGGCTATGAAGCCCGCCAACTGCACCTTAACAACTGGATAGAGAAGATCGTACACCCTTTTATGTTGTTGCTCGATCACGACATGGTGTTCCCGGTGGACGTGTTGGAGCGGCTGAGGGCGCATAAGCTGCCGTTTGTGTCAGGGTATTACCTGCGGCGGCGCTATGCGCCCCTGGCTCCGGTCTGGTTCAAACTGCCGCCGAAGCACGCCTGGCCGATGGAGCCTTGGCTGGATGAACCGGAACGGGGCAAGTTGCACCCGCTGGGAGCGTCGGGCTGGGGCTGTATGCTCCTTCACCGGGATGTGGTCATGACGACAAAGCCCTTACTGAAAGGCGAGCAGGAAATACTCGAAGACGACCTGGACGTGTGGCCCTACGACTTGCCCGCAGTGCTGGAAGCCATGCGCGGCCTGCGCTGGCTGGCGGATACCGAAGCAGAAAGCCCCGCCACCTTGCAAAAGGCCGTCACCCCGTTCGTGGAAATACTGGAGCGGGAGATCCGGCCCCTGCGTGGGCGCAAAGACATCGTAGGCAGTGACATCCGTTACCCGTTCTACGCCAGGGAAGCGGGCTACGTCCTGATGGGCGACCCAGATTGTCGTTGCAAGCACATGCTGGACTATCCCCTATCACCTGACGATTTCAGCGATATGCCCCCGGATGCTCGGGAAAACATCTACAAAGAAATGCACCAGAAGATTGGAATACTCAGGCGTGAGCAGCGGCAGGTAGTAGAAAGGCTGGGAGCATGAGCAACAAAGATTATGCAACCGTTGTTTTTTGGGCACTTGATTTTTTACGTGCGGCCCACGAACATGGAAAATTTCGGCGCTGGCTTATCAGGCTGTCTTTAGGAAGATACGCATTTCGGGAGATGATGGGGATGCACGAAACCCTGGCAAAGATGGGATATGACCCTGATTTGGAATACGGCATCGAAGGCTGCGAGTACCACAAAGAGAAAGTTGAGTGGAAATGACAGTCCTTTTCATTACCGTAGGCGGTGAAAGTTGGGCATCGGCCCGCATCCGCGGTTACTGGCCTGCTCGCTACATGGATGCGCGGGTAGTCACGACCGAAGAAGGGAGCAAGAATGGGCTAGACCTGGAAGGTGTGGATGTGGTGATCTGGCAGAAAACCGCCTCCATCGAACTAATCCGGTCTACACCCAACATCCGCCACTTCTGGGACGTGTGCGATCCGGTCTGGTGGTGGGCGCCGGAAGCGAGCAAGGAGATCGCTCAGGCTGTCGCGGGCATAGTTGCATCCAATACCGCCTTGGCTAAAGAGTTTGGCGAGTGGTCTGGGCTGCCCTGTAACGTAATCCCCGACAGACTAGAACTATCCCACTTTTCCGCACTGCGAGAACACCACGACTCTGCCCCGACTCGCCTAATCTGGTTTGGACTGTACGGGAACCGACCGGCTCTGTTTGGCGCCCTGGCGAACCTGGAACGGCTGGCAGCAAACGGCCGCGACATTGAATTGACCATCTGTGACGAGCGCCCGGAATTACCGCTCAACATCACCAAGTTTTTTCCGGTTTACCACGTCCGCTGGGAACTGGAGCAGGAAAACGCCATCATTGCTGCGCATGACATTGCAATCCTGCCGCCCTACCCCGGTTCATGGGGGCGGGTGAAGAGCAATAACCGGATATTGACCGCATGGGCCTGCGGCCTGCCCGCAACGGACTGCGAGAGCTACAAAGAACTTGAACAGATGATGGACTCCAACACCCGCGCCAGGCTTGGCCGGGACGGGCGCAAGTTGGTTGAACAGGATTACAACGTCGAGCGATCGGCGCGGGAGTGGGAAGAGTTGCTGAGTGTTTGAGTATTTGAAGCCCTTCACCCGCGTGATCGTCACCGGTCCGCAAAGGTCAGGAACGCGCATCTGTGCAAAGATGATCTCCGCGGATACAGGCCTGCGCTATGTAGACGAACAGGATATCGCCGTCGACAGCCTGTATGCCCTTGCGCACATGCTCACGGAAGGCGACGTGGTTATTCAATGCCCTGCCCTGTCTTATTGGGCCTGGGCGGTCGGGACGGTTGACGATGTGGCCGTGGTGCTTATGCGACGCCCGGTGGTAGACATCATTGCCAGCCAGGAGCGCGTCGGATGGAAGTACGAATGGTTGGAGTTGATGCGCTACGGGGCGGCAAGCGGTCCGATTGCGGAAGTCAAGTACAGGTTTTGGGATGAAACGAAGGACAGGATCAAGCACCCCTTCGAAGTGGAGTACGAGAGCTTGAAGGCTCACCCGCTATGGATCAAAGAGCGGGCAGGCTTTAGCTACGACCAGACGGAGGCCGTATGACCGTCAAATGGGTGTGCGGGTCGAATGAGCGTTACCTTCCCAAGATGGGCGCCTTCCTGCGCTCACTTGACGAACATTGCCCCTTTGAGCTGTGGTACGTGCCAGTTGGATTTGATACCGAACCGTTCAAGCGAGTGCAGGCTACCGCGCTCACTAAAGATCAGAACGCGGGCGCGCCGCCTGAAACTGAGTGTATCCAGCACGGTTCATTCCTGCAGGTGATACCGGGAAATGATGACGATATTCTGATCTACTCGGATGGCGACATGATCATGCAGCGCTCGCCCAGCACGGGAGAGATCGACTGGCTAGAGAACTTCCCCGATGGCATGGTTAGCGCAGGCTGGAACAGCGGGCCGGGCGAGACGTTGATGGACGAGGCGACCCGCCTACATCCGAAAATCACTCCCTGGGATACGCTGAAGATATGGAGCACGCACATCTTGCACCTGAACTGCTTCAACGTTGGGGTACTGGTGGCAAGGCGCTCGACCTGGCAGCGGATTTACGACGCCTACATAGAACGCTGGGAGAAGATAAGCGCCACATTCGAGCACCAGGGCCGCCAGCAGTGGTTGATCTGCTACTGCTTCCACCTGCTGCAGCTCCAGATCCACGTCATGCCCTACACCTTCCACACCCACGGTCATTACCAGATACCGGACGGGGTTGAAGAGATCGGTGGCCTGATCTGCTACAAGGGCGAGCCGGTTTTGCTGAGACATCGAATATGATTGACTTCTTTTTCGATCCCGCCGCGCCGGTCCAGCCCGACCAATACCAGACGGAGTTCAATTGCCTGCTGAAATATTACGAGCAGCTTGCCCCCCGACGGGTACTGGAGATCGGGGTCAGGGAGGGTGGCAGCCTGTACCAGTGGATCAAGCGCAAACCTGAACTCGTGGTAGCAGTAGATGACGGCGGGATGTTACGTTGGGGCAATGATGGCAAGATCGACCCCGGCAAGTGGCAGGAGTGGGCGGATTACTACGGCGTGAAACTGGTAGCGGTGATGGGCGATAGCCACGATCCACGCATCCGTCTGAAGGTCGCTGAACATAAGCCATTTGATTTTATCTTCATCGATGGCGACCACTTAGCGGGCGGGGTAGAGCAGGACTTGAGCGATTATCTGCCGATGGTTCGACTCGGCGGCATCGCCGTGCTACACGACATCCTTCCTGATTACAGTGATCCTGGCATTGGCGTCTGGCAAGCCTGGGAGCGGTTACGGGAGAGCGGCGCGCTTTTGCGGGAGTTGTACCAGCATGAGAACCAGGGCAACCGCGGGATCGGGATGATTTATGTATGACTTCCTGATCGTCGGGGCCGGGTTGTTCGGATCGGTGTGCGCCCGCGAGTTGTCAGACAATGGCAAGCGGGTATTAGTGATCGAGCGGCGCAAGCACATCGCCGGCAACTGCTATGACGAAACGGTGGAAGGGATACGCGCTAACCTGTACGGCGGGCACATCTTCCACACCAAGAGCAAGCGGATTTGGGATTATGCCAGCCGATTCACTACCTGGCGGCAGTATGAGCACCGGGTGAAGTCCTTTACCAACCGCAGAGTGTATTCGTTCCCGGTCAATTTGATGACCTTGCACCAGATATACGGTATCACCACCGAAGAGCAGGCGCGTGCGCTGATGGAGCAGCCGAAGGTAAGACAGTACCTTTTCGAGACGTTCTTCGACGGTTACACCCGCAAGCAGTGGGGCAGGGCGCCGGAAGACGTTCCAGGCGGCGTCATTGACCGCATCCCTTACCGGCTTACGTGGGATGATAGATACTTCGACGATCCTTACCAGGGCTTGCCAGAAGATGGATACACGGCCTGGATTGGGCGCATACTGGAAGGTGTGCCAGTACTGAAGGAAGCAGACTACCTGTTGGATCGGGATGCCTGGGATCGGGAAGCAAAGCAAATGATCTACTCCGGGGCGCTTGATGAACTGTATCACAATGAGTACGGACGTCTGGAGTATCGGAGCCTGAAATTCGAGATGTTGAAAGTTGATCGGGAAACCTACCAGGGCTGCGCGACGATGAATTACCCGGAGATCGAAGTACCCTGGACACGGATCATGGAGTGGAAATGCTTCAATCCTGCGCAAGTGGCGCATACGCTCATTACCAGGGAATATCCGCTCGCACATGAACCAGGTGATGCTAAGCGAAGCGGCACGATACCGTATTACCCGGTCAGGACCGACTTGAACGTCAAGAAGTACCAGCAGTACCGGGAGCGGGCAGAGAGCGAAGGGCTGATCGTAGGCGGCAGGTTGGGAAGTTACCAATACCTGAATATGGACCAGACAATCGGGCAAGCGCTGGCTTTAGCAAATCGAGAATTAAATGCCTGAGTATACCTACACCGACGAAGAAGGCCATACCGTGACGGTCACGCACCCCATGATCTACTCGACCGGGATTGTCTGCGTGGCCTGCGGTAGCGAGATGTGGCGCAAGCCGCAGGCGTTCACGGTGACGTGGGGCGGGCTGGCGCCCAGCCAGGGAGAAATGAGCAACCCTATCCGTCGGCACCTGGCCAGCGTGCCGGAGAAGCGGGACAAGTTCGCAGAGAAGCACGAAGAGCACGAAAGGAGAACGGCAACCGAATGAGAATAACTTACATCGTCAAGCAGCGGTTTCAATACGGCGGACGCACCTACGAGAAGGGTGAGACCTGGGAGCCTGCCGGTGGCAAGTTCGACAAGCAGATCATCGAGAGCGGCAAGCAAGTATTCGCCGTCAATGTGCCAGAAAACCTGCTGCCGGAACCGGAGCCAGTACCGGAATTGGAACAGGAAGAAGTAGAGCCAGAAGAAGAAATGGAAGTGGAAAAGCCACATCCAAAAAGGAGAAAATCAAATGCCTAGACAGCGGGTCATTATTTCGTCGGGGGAGGACGGACCCGACATCGGGATGAGCCTGCGGACTTCCGCGATCTTTACCCGTCCCAACAACACCACGCAATACACGGCAGGGGATAACATCGGCAACTCGACCGGTAGCCTGCTCACTTTCTACAACGTCGTCAACGGCAACGGCGGCAACGGGATCGTGGTCGATGCGGTCTGTTCTGTTTCCGTTGCGCAGTCCACCAAACCCAACCTGCGCCTGTACCTGTTCGACGGTACTTCTACCGTTACTAATGCAGCAGATAACGCGGCCTGGGCGCCCACCGATGCGGATATGAAAAACTACATCGGCCACGCCGAATTTTCGTCATGGGAACTCGGGACGGGCAATATCGTCTGCCGTGACGACCAGATCAATGCCCCGTTCACCTGCCTGTCGTCTTCGAAGAACCTGCACGGCATACTGGTCGAGCGTAGCACTTATACCCCGGTCGCTTCCGAAGCGTGGAAAGTGCGTCTGGGCGTGCTGAAGGGATAATCTAATGGCGATCCGGGCTGACAGCTATTCAAGCACGACCGAAGTCAAGGCATTCACCCGGCACCTGCTGGACGGGCAGAGCGCGTTCAACTCCACAACACGCCCAAACGCGACCGAACTTGAGAAGTTCATCGACCGGGCTTCCGGTGTACTGAACGCTGCACTAGCACAGTTCGGCCTTACGACGCCCATCACCAACACCACGGCGAAACTCGCCTGTGATGATTTCGTGACTACCAAGGCGGCGCAGTACGTGGAGCTGACCCAGCGGGGCGCGGGCTTCAACGAAGGCGAGAACGAGCGGGGAAGTTCATTTCACGGGCTGTACGGCGCGGCGATCAAGTTCGTGGAAGATTACATGCTCGGCTTTCAAAACCTGGGCGTGGACGCTACCCATCCGGCCAGCCAGGGCGTTACGTTCACCGGCCTGACCATTCAAGAAGACCGCACCGACCAGGACGATACCAGCCTAGAGCAGCCCGTTTTCATCCGGCATAAATGGGATAACGTGTAATGAGTTATTCCGCGGGTGAAGCCCTGATCCTGACCTTGGTCCAGGCGGCGACGAACTTTTCGAGTGCCAGCACTTCCCGTGGCAAGTGGGGAATCTTGAACCGGGGGCAGTCCACATCGGCGGCCTATGCCATCGCGAAGCCAGGGCCGTCGGAGATCATCTGGCTATCACCTACCACCTACCAGGCGCGGCATGTGACCATTATCCAGGTCTGGCAGCGGTACAAGGACGACGGCGACAGCCTGACGAACCTGGAAGCGCGGGTGGACAACATCCTGACCAAGCTCATGCCATCCCGCACGCTCGGGGATACCACCAATAGCATATCTGGTGCAACCGTGACCAGTCTGGGGGAAGTCGAAGAGATGTGGACAAAGAAAGGCGTCGGCCCGGCCTGGCTGAAGCAGAATGTGGTAATTCAGTGGGACGAAGAAGTAACCGTAACCAACGCATAAGGAGAAAGAAATGGCACACAAGAAAAGTTCTGTAATGACCGTCAGTATCGATAATGCCTCGGCGGCCCTGACCTCGATCACCGCCAGCACGAACAGCGCCAGCCTGCGGGCGGCGATGGAACTGCTGGAAGACAGCGTACTTTCGGACACTGCCCATAACTATATCTCGGGCATGATGAACGGCACGCTGCCCTTGAATGGTTGGGTGAACACCACCACAGACGGCATTTTCGGGCCGCTCACCGAGGGCACGTCGATCACCAAGACCGTCTCGTTCTACAACGGCATCTCGTACTATACCGGTGAAGTTTGGGCGGAAGTCGAGTTCTCGGGCGGTGCAGGCGAACTGCAAACGTGGTCGGCTAACTGCACCTTCGACGGCCTGATCAACCGCACATCCGTTGCGCCTGCCTAGCCATGGACTTCACAAACGAAGTTTTGGGAGCGAAGCTATCGTTACCCGACCGCCCGACTGTGCGGCAACAACTCCGCTACCAGGGCGAGATCGGGGCCAGGATGGGCGGCGAGCTATATATCCGCCTATGGGCCGGGGCAAAGACGATCATCACCGGCTGGGAGTGCGCGCACGTCACCCTGGACGCTGATCTGGACGAGATCAGCGACCCGACCGCGGCGCGCTGTCTGATGTGGGCAGGCCTGCAGGTCTACTCGTTCATTGACGCGCTGGAAGACCTGCCAAAAAACTCATAGAGGCGGCGGTGATTGCGGCAGAAGGTGACGGCCCGCCGCCTCCTGAGTTGCGGCTCGCCTGGCAGTGTCAAAGGTGGGGCGGGCTGCCGGACGCGGGCGGGATCTACGACCAGGACGCGGAGCTGCTATACAGGATGACGGCGCTCAATAATGTATACCGGGTAGTTTCACGGGTAGGATCGATGATCGGCAAGGAGATCCACAAGCTAACGTCCGGGGAGCGCAAGTTGATCAAGTGGCTGCGCGACGAGGATCTGTTAGGGAGTTGATGGAATAATGGCTGACGTAAAGATCCGGGTACTCACCGAAGACGAAGCGTCCCAAAAACTCAAGGCTATTGACAAGAGTCTGGAGAAACTGGGTGGCACCGCTAAAACTACGGGCGGTGGTCTCGGTGGTCTTGACAAAGCTTTCAGGTCCGTAACAGGGGTGTCTTTGGGCTGGGGGGCAGCAATCGCGGGTGTTACCGCGGGCCTGAAGTTCACCATTGATGCGGCCGCGGAAGCTGAGCGGGTGATGGCTCTTACCGAAGCGGTCATCAAGTCAACGGGAGGCGCGGCTGGATTTACCGCTGAAGAGATCGCCAAGCTATCCCTGGAACACTCCCGCCTAGCAGGAATCGAAGACGAAGTAGTCCAGTCGGGCAATAATATGTTGCTGACCTTTACTGCCATCGGTGAAGAAGTATTTCCGCGGGCAAGTAAGGCCATGCAAGACATGGCCGTGGCAATGAATAGCGGCAACCTGGAAGGCATTGATTTGAAAGGCACAGCTATTCAGCTCGGTAAGGCTCTAAACGTGGTCGCAGGTGATACGGCAGGCGCGAACCGGGCCATGACCGCGCTTCAACGAGTGGGCGTGCGCTTCACAGAAGATCAAAAGAAACTTGGCGCGGAACTTATCGAGACCGGAAAAGTAATCGAATACCAGAACTTGATCTTGGGCGAACTGGAGACCGAATTTGGCGGGGCGGCAGAGGCAGCGGGTAATACCTTCACGGGAGCGGTCCAAAAACTAAAGAACGAACTTGGCAATCTTGGTGAAGTAGCTGGTGCGGTTGCGATCGACGATCTAACCACGCAGATCGAAGGGTTAACCAAGGCTTTGCAAGCCAAAGAGATGGAGCAGTTTATAAAGTTCCTGATCGAGGCTGATAAGTGGTCGCGCATCATAAAAGACCCGATTCGGCTGAATGCGGAGCTGTTTGGGGATGAAGAAGAAGCACTGAGAAAATTAAACGAAGGGCTGGACGAAGGCCGGGAAAGGTTCTTGCAGTACATCCAGGGAACCGAAGAGGCTAGCAAGAGTACCGATGAGTTAGCCGAAGAGATTGAGAAGAACTACGAAGCGGCTGTGAAATTAATTGGCAGCTTCGATTGGGCCGGGCGAGCCGCGCGGGAATATGGCATCGACATAGATAAAGCGTGGGAGGCTACTGTACGTCTTGAGCGTGTTCAAAAAGGGCTGGCTACTCTCAATTTGTTGGTAAGCGGGCCGTTGGGGAATGAAACCGAACGCTTCCTGGAAGCAGAACGGAACCTGCAGGAGCGATCCGAAGACCTGAAAGAGCGCATCACAGAATTGGGCGGCATGGAATACTTGACTCCTGAGCAGATCGCTCAAATCGAGAACACACGCAAGCACCTGGGTGGTGTCACGGTAGAGATCAAGGCGTTACAAGAAGCACTCAAAGAAGGCGAGATCAAGAAAAAGCACCGGGACGATGCCAAGGAGAGAATCGAAGACCTGAAAGAGCAGGCCGGGCGGCTCGAAGAAGTCATCGAGGGCCTGGGCAGCACCCCTTATATAACCACTGAGCAGAAAAAACAATTGGAAGAAGCCCGCGAAGATATGCTCGGGCTGACAGAAGCTATCCAAGAAAACGCGGACGAACACGAAAAAGCTACCAAGCGTATCTTGCTTGACTTGATTGAGCAACGGGCCGCCCAGATGGGGCTATTCGAAGGTCCGCAGGGCGACAAAGCCAGAAAACTTCTTGATGACCTTGCTCTTAAATGGGGATTGATCGATCAAGAAACTTTTGATGCCCTGCAGACGATTGACGAGGCACTTAAGGTACTTGGTGAAAATAAAAGCGTTACCGAAGCATCCAACATGATAAGCGAGATCGAAGGCGCGGCATTTGATGCAGGCGAGCAAGTCGATATACTGACACCGAAAATCCAGGCATTGATGGCGACGATTGATGATGTGGTCGGCGAGCACGAAATCCACTTCACGATTACCCAAAGCGGGGACACACCCCGCTTGATGCCTGGCATGAACCAGCGCGACTTGCTCGACCAGTTTGAAGACATGGAAACAGGCAATAATTCAGACCTGTTCCTTCCCCCTGACGATAACTCAACCCCATCCAACGGCGGCCCGAATACTCCTACGAGTACAAACAGCCCGGTCATCAATAATAACAACTACAACATTTACAACCCGGCGGCGATGGCGATGGCGCTTGACGAATCCGAGCGCATATCAAATAAAAACTTGAGAGCAAGCGCAGGAGTTGCATAAATGGCCGCCATAATGCGTCTTGCCAACTACAACCAGACCACCACCTATGACCTGCTGGCCGGTACGCTCAGAGTACTCCAGAACAGCCACAACACCCGCCGGGCCGGGAATGGGACGGTGGTCGAGACAATGGTCATTGGCGGATCGGCTACCGACGCCAACATCAAGACGGCTCTCAATGCCATAGACGAGTTCGCGGAGATGGCCCGGCTGTTCCCCGAGAACAAGCAGACCTGGCGCAGCGCGTGGTACGAAGCGTCCTACGACGGGGAAGTGTCGAAGCGGTCGTTTATCCACGACATCCAACTGACCCCGCTCCACCCGAGCAAGTACCATGGGATGATATTGGGGAAAGGCGCGGCCAGGTACGAGTTAGCCATTACCCGCTCGGACAAGTGGGAGGCTTACGCCGCCAGTTCTGCCGTGACCGGTTCGAGTGTCTCTACCCTGGCGGGTCTGGTGACGTTGAACGCCATCGGTGGGGACGTGCCGGCCAGGATCGAACGCATCACCTTTACCGGGACGGCGGGCGGGGGCGGGCCGGTTGATCGGATTTGGGCGGGGATCAGCCCCTTAAGCACCGGCAAGGGGTCGTTTAGCGGCCTGTGGGAATGCGAAGACGGGACGCTCGGGGCGACGGCCTCGACCACCACGGTCTCGACCGCCACAGGCGGCAGCCCCAATGCGGTCTCGATTGCCCCAGACAGCACCGTAAGGGATGTGGTGCGGCAGTCGGTCGGGCAGATGTTGGGCTCGAATTACAACCACATGATCGGGCGCTATCTGGTCCTGCTGCGCTACAAATTGTCTGCAGCCGAAAACGTGTTCCTTTACGGGCGCTACGGCTACGCCGATAACCTGGCGGATATGTCGAAGCCGAAGCTGGTCACGAACACGGCCTGGCGCTTTATCGAGCTGGGCGAGATCCGCGTACCGCCATTCCCGCTCAGGCAGGCAGCATTGGATTTATTCGGCGGCAATACGGCTTACCAGTTCATCTTGAACATCCTGGCGTATAAGGAAGCGGGCGCGGGGGCGGTCACGCTCTACGCTGATAGCCTGGTACTCATTCCTACGAACCACTGGACCTACTCGGAGAACAGTGCCATCCAATCTACCGCCGGGGCAGCCACCCGCACGACACACTTCACCTTTGAAGACGGCGAACACCTGGCGGTGTATCAGGATGCCAGCTCGATACCGCAGGCCGGTTTGACGCCCGGCTTCCGCAACTGGCATTTGCCGATCGAAGGTGGCGTGCTGGTGATCGCCGGGGAGCGCGACGCGGCCCAGGTCACGACCGATAAAGTCAATGTATCGGTGGTCTATAAGAAGCGGTTCAGGGACATCACCGAATAGACGATGGATAAAGATTACACGCTCGCGCTGCATACATCCGTGCTGGCAAACAACGTACCGACCACCCACCCGATCACCGACATGGCCGGTGGATGGCATCGGAGTATAAGGTTCCAGGGCGGCTTCTGGATGGGCGGTTTCACCGTTCAGGACGAGCTGGACGTGCTGCATGATCTTTTCTATGTCCATTTGGGGAGCGAGATCATCGAGCGCAGCGGGGGCGACCGCACCTGGGAGGGGATGATCTATGATATGACTCTGAACGATGACCCGGATGCGCCGGAACTGATGGTAAAAGCCGCCGGGTATGCCCACACCCTGAACTGGCGCCACGCCACGGCGGACGATACCACCGACGACGCGGACGATTGGATCGGCTCTATCCTGACAACCGATTGCCCCTTTGTGGTCACGCAGACCCTATCCCCTAATACCTTGCAGGTCAGGCGTTCTAGCAAACTCCCCACCCGCTGCTTCGATGAGATCATGCGGGTGGTCTCGATGGGCGATGCGGCGAATAATATTTGGCGCTTCTACCTGACCCAGAACAGGCGGGCGGTCTACGAACAGGTCAACACCGGATCGCCGGAATACTTCGCCCGCGGGGGCGTGATCCGTAAACGATCACTGGATACCTTCTGGAACCACATCGCCGGGAAGTACGTTGACGAAGCGGACGCGGTGCAGACCCTTGCCGCGGCGAGCCAGGCGGACAGTATTGGGCGCTACGGCAGGCGGGAGTACCGACTTCTGGAGAACAACGTGCCGCAGACGGCGATGGAAGCTTTACGGGATTTGTATTTGAGTGAGAACGCCTGGCCGTGGGGTAGGCCGGTCGGGATGGCGCCGGGAGCGCCGCTCTACAACCGGGCGGGTGACGACGTGACCGACAATCCCTGGCGGGTGACGCCGGGTATCTGCCGGGACATGGCCTACCCCGCGGGTGGGCAGGAAGCCGGGAGCGCGCTTGCCGACCAGCGCGATTTCGTGATCGACGAAGTAGAAGCAGGCTGGGACGAGAACGCCGGGCAGTCCTACTTACGGGTCAAGACGGACCTGTTTGAAGAAGCCGATGCACTCGGCAACTATTACCAGATGAAGTACTCGGGGATGGACGGTGCGTCGGGAGCTGGCGGACACGTGGACTCCTGGCGCGGCTTCAAGCCGGGATCGAAGGGCTGGGGCAAGCTGACGCCTGACGAGCGCAGACAAACGAAGTGGGGGAGGGAACATTTGAAATGATGAACCGGCGGCGGCTGGGGAGCAAGGACATCTACCTGGACGCGAACAGCCTGCGGGTGCTGTGGAAGGGAGATGTGGGCGGCGGGAACAATTACCCGAAGTTTATAACGCCGTTCTCGGGATACAGAGATGGAAGTCCTGTGGCCTTGTATTTTTGGGGAGCATTCCTGGCCGACAATGAATATGACGAGGCGTTTGGCGGGTTTATTTCACCGGTGGCTGCAACAATTACACTTACCCCGGTTGTACTTTTTACGTCCGACGGTTCGGCCCACGATATTTATTGTCAGACTGGATGGGACTTCGGTGGATGCGGAGATGCATTGCTTTCCAATACACCAGGGGCAGGATTGGGTGGCTTCGATGCAATTGAATTGCCAGCCGGGACAAACAATTACGAATATCTCATTTGCCTATCACAGACTGTATCGTTTGCGGTAGATGCCAATGATTTTGTCCAGGCATATTTTGCACGCGATGCCACAGATGTAGCCGATACACTTGGTGCCAGTTGTTATTTATTCGGCTGGAAAGTTGCCTATAGTTAGGTTCACTGCCCTGTTCTTGGCTGCCATGACCTTCTCTTTCCTACTCGGCTACTACTCGTCACAGCTACACCCGGATCTGTGGCGGGCACTCACGACGACCCTGATGTTTAGCTGCATGTGGTGGGGGACGCACTTTTCGACCGTGTGGCTAGGGCAGCTCATGGAAAGATACCGCGATAGAGTACCGCGGATTAGGTAGATAACACAACTCCCGGCCTGCCTTCGACGCGTGACCGGGAGTCGAGCAAATGGACATCGCAGCCACCGGGCGGGCGTTGCACCCATTGGCCGCGGGATCCTTCGCAAGCTCAGGACGAGCCGGCCCGGCCGCCCCGCGGCCTCGCCTTTCACGGGCGGCAGCCGCTTGCTTTGTGTGTATTATACACTATATCGTATTTTTGCGATAGGGGTTGTATAGACAAATAGACGCCGCCAGGGTGCGCCGCTGAGGGGGGCAGCGGGTGTCAGCCTGGCGGCTATAGGTGTGACGGTGAGTAACCGTCAATCCATTATCGCGCCGAATGGGGGAATGTCAAGCGGGTTCCAGTAAGGCAAGGAGACTTGCCTTACAAATCGCGAGCGGTGCGGTGTCAGCAGTTACCCCTTGCATTGGCATACCGGGCGATGAAAAAATAACTCGATACTGCATATCGCCTGCGGTTATGTATTCGCTGCCGCATTTGCCAACGTCGCGGTATATATTCCAGTTGTACTCAAATTTTTCCACCACCTGCCACGCTGCAGCAATGTCTGTGCTGTAAGGTTTAGTACATTTCATGGTATCGCCCTCGGAAGCGCCGCATCGCGGGCAGTTGAAACCGTCCCAGCCGTCTTTTCCATCTTCGGTTGTCCCTTCGTTCCAGAAGAAACCAGGATGATCAAAGTCAGTTTGTCCCATCACGTACTCAGCCACAAGTGCGTTCATCTCTGGGCCGGCTTTCATGTTCAAGATTTCGTCTCTTGTCACCATCTCTGCTCTCCTTTCTTCCGGCGCGGCTTGCACTCCGGGTCGTGGTTTTGTGCCTGAAATATCCGCAAGATAGCCGGATACGTTGAAAATGCCTTGCAATTAACCTGAGCCATCCTAGCGGCAGTAAAGGGTGTCCTTATAACGGTGTCCTTGAGCGATTTTACCATTTTTATCAAGGGTGTCCTTATAACGGTGTCCTTTGAATGACTAACTTTCGTCTTTGCTCGAAATCCGCAGGTTAAATTTTTTCTTGGGGCTTTCAGAGTGAACCTTGTACTCATTGAGATCCATCTCTCCCGCCTCGACCAACTTCAGGCCCCGCCAGATAAGCAGGGCGGCGACCTGCGACTCCGGGCAGTCGTGCTCTTCCGAAAGTTGCTTGACGGCCTCTGAAATATCCAGGGGAATATCATACATCTTGCGGTTGCGCTCCTGATAGTTTTGGTCCGTCTTTCCCTTCGGGCGAAGACTTTGCATCAGGTTGGCGACGTTCTTGTCAACTCGAGTCGTTCTCTTATCATCGTCCATTGAGAACTCCAATCAATTGATCTACCACCTGAGCATATCCACCAGCACGTGTCTTTTTGTCCAGAGCGTAGCCGATGATCGCAGGACAGTTAGGCGCATATTCCCAGAGAGTCTTACCAAATGCGGGCGCTTCCCTGGCTTTGACATCTGCGGGGATTGGCGGCCACACGTGACCTTTGAACGCTTTGACCAGCTCTTCCAATTGCACCAAGGTCTCCTTCGTCACCCGGTCAAAGAAAGTTGGCAGGATAGCGTATCCCTTAGACCGGCCTTCTCCCGACATGGCAATCTCTGCATAGCTTCTTAGGACTTCGTTCACCCCATCAATGGCCAGCGCATCCAGCCGGGTCGGGATGAGCAGGTACTCGGCAGCGACCAGGGCGGCAACATGCAGGATGTCCATTGACGGCGCGCTGTCCAGAATGATAACCGGATAGGATGCGGATGACAATTTACTCTTCAGGATACGCTCAGAGAAATACGCCTGGTGCAAATAGCGCTTTGCGGCTTCGGTGGATTTGTCACTCGGGAGAATGTCAAGCATCGGGCGGGCTTCGATGACAACCTTTTGAAGCGGCCTATCTTCTGCAATGAGTGAGTACAAGCCAGGGCTTTTTTCGATGCCTAGCGCCTGGGATACGTGCCCTTGTGGATCAAGGTCTACAACCAGAGTTGAGTAACCCTGCCTTGCCAGACCATGCCCGATGTTAATAGCGGAAGTCGTTTTCCCGACTCCCCCTTTTTGATTCATGACGGCTGTGATCATATCGCAAGACCTCCATCCCGCTTAATTCTAATTAATTTATCCAGGGTTTCTCCATCAAGAGTTGTTATCCAATCTATGTGCTCTTTGTCCAGATCAAACCAATCCCCCTGTAATCTATAATCGCTGAACAAATGATGAAGATAAGTCTCTGCCTTGACGCAATCCCTACTTGGGATGTAATGGATTACTTTGATTTCAAGCGGATAATCCCTGAGAATTGATTTAAGCCTTTTTTCAACGTCCCTGGCACGGCCTATCTTGTGGCAACCATTAGATGCCCTAAGTAAATACACATAACCAGTGGCAGGCCCTTGTATTCGGCTCTCGGCGGCCTGTCTCCTTTGCTCTTTGGTTTTCTTATTCTCTTCGTCAATTTTCTCGTCTGTGGCGTAACGATAGAATTGCTCTACCTCGCGTCTGATCGCCCCCCATTCCTCCCTTGAGACGATAAGCCCATTTCGCACAGGTAGCAGATTCCTTCCGTCTCGCGCAAATGAAATCGGTCCGGGTGCTGACTGGCATTTCTTACAAACACCGCGCTCATCTCTCTCGAGTTGAAATTTTGCACAGATAATACACGGCTTTGCAGGCATGACAAAACACCCTCCACAAATAGGACGTTGCGCTGTCGTTGCTAAGGCGAGCAGCGGGAGAACCCCATTCATGGAGGGTGCTTTACCCACTAGTATTCTATTGGTTGAGCTGACAGCGCTTATAAAAAAAGCACCCGCCACACTCGCCTTAGCAGTCATAAGTATACCACATTTCCCGCATCAGCGGCCTTCCTGTGCTGTGTCACCCTCCCAGCGCCTGCCGGATCATCCAGATTGCCCCGGCCAGGCTGCCGCCGATCAGCAGGATACCGGCCACCCAAGGGGTGATGCGCTTCGACCAATACCAGCCCCATTCGAGCAGGTCTAGTTCAGCAGGATCGTTCATCGCTCACCACCTACTTTCCCGGGTCACTCGGCGCCGGACATGCGCGGATACATGCCGTTCTTCTTCGACTTCTTCCCGGTAGTAACCGCCATGGTTCGTCCGCGTCAGGCTGGTTGACTGATCGGCATTCAACCGCGACTCTTGCGTCGGGTCGTAATTTCCGGTCACGAACCGTGTGACGTCCGCTTGCAGCTCGCCATAATTATCCGAGCCACGCCGCCCCGACTCGTCCCAATGCCTGGTAAATTCACCCCACATCCGGGCCGCTTCTGGCTGCGAGTTCGTCTCCAGCGCATCACGCAGGCACTCGATCGCCTGACGGTAATGCCCGTCCTGGATTTCGCCAATGGATGGACCAACACCAAATAATCTCTTGAACATCTTCGGTTGCTCCCTTCGGGATATAATCCCATTGCGCCGGATTTCTCCGGTTGCTCTCTGCCTGGCGGAGGCGTCTACCCTCCGCCAGGCACTTTTATTACCAGTACTTTTAGCCCTGGCTGCCAATACTTTTGTCGAAGAACTCACCGCCTTCCTGCCAGCCTTTGCAGTCGTGTTTCGGCTGGCAGCCATTGTGCACGGGCCAACCGCAGCCGGGGCAGGTCTCGATGCAGGTCTTCCCGCAGACGGCGCAGCGCGGTGGGTCGGGCAGCAGGGAGCGGGCTTTTTTGGCATTCTTGTTTTTGTTAGACATCACATCTCCTTACGTTTCGTCGGCAAGAGCCAGTTTGCGATATACAAGTCCCAGCGGTACGAGCCATCTGGCCGGCTTATTGCCAGATGCCCGCTGAGCAAACATGTTGTGTACCATCAGGTCGGTAAACCGCTGTATGTAGTCCCGTTCCAGTACGTCCGCCATCCCGTGTTGCGGGATGAAGTCGGGATACTCTTGCTCGCATCGTTCCAGATAGTCAGACACCCACGCGTAAGGAATGTCACCGCCGGGGGTCCATAAGTAAAACTTGACTTCGTTCCCTTGCATGCGACCTGTAACTTTCGACGGCCCAACCATTTCCATGTAAGCCAAATGCTGCGGGGTCATGTGCTGGACGATTGAAGCAAGACTCAGGAGCGGGCGATACCAGGCCTCCCGCATCCGACCTACGTTATCAGACAGCCGCCACAGCAGATAATCCCCACCCGTGACGAAGGCAAACAGGGCCAGGATCGTACCGGCGATTGCGAACAGAGTTGACCAGGGTTCATTAGGCTTCACCTTGAATGCAATCACGAAACAGATTGAGCTTATCAACGACAAAATAAGCGGTGTTCCAACTCCCGGCTCTCTCATAATTGCGTCCATTTCGGTTGCGTGCGTAGCGGGTCACGCACGACAATTGCGAGTCGGGAGAAATACCTTCGGTGGGGAGGTGGTTGGTTCCATGCGTTTCGATTATCTTTCATACGCTCCTTCCTTTCCCCCTGGGGAGCGTCAGTTATAATCGGTTGTTAGCCGATCTCTGGCGCATACCCAGGGTTTCGGTCAGGTCCGCGCCGCGGGTTTCAGCCGTTGCGCGGGCCGTCTTTGTCTCAACTCACTTTATGACTTCCACGATCCACCCGCCGTGTTCCTGTCTCGCTTCGATCCAGGTGAACCACGGGTGCATCTCCGCGGCGGCCCGCAGTTTCGAGCGGGCATCACGATATGATTTCATGTATATTTTCTTCCCTTTTGCACCAATAAAAACGCCTTTCACTTCGACAAAAACGACGCGGCCATCTTCCAAAAGGTGCATAAAGTCCGGCTTGTAAGTCTCGCCTAGCAACCTGAAACTCATCGGCTCGTACATTTGCACCGCCGTGTGGCTGTGCAGCTCACCGAGCAGCACGACATCCCCGTAGCCGGCCCAGGCTTCTTCCGCGTGCGACTTGTAGGTCGGGAACATCGCGGCAACGTCCGCAACGGCGGTCACGTACTCGGCTTGTCGCTCGGTCACAGATTACATCTCCTAAATTTCAGTGTTCGTCTCAAGTAATCGAACCCGTCCCTGGTAATTGGGTAATCCTGGATAATGTCTCCGCCTTTGTCTAAAATATCGATCAGGCAATTTGATCCATCATCCTTCAGATACCCGAACGCATGGCAACGGCGAAGATACAACTCGCATCCCTGGTAGGGATTGTCGGGAAACGTGACTGCTTCGTATTCTCGCAAACTATCCCCGATGATCCGCACAGGCCGCAATGCGTGCGCACCTGTATTCAGTGGCTCGCTCACGGCTGCGGCTCCTGGCTGAACAGCGGCAGGGGTGGTTGTGTGTGCAATAGACGCTTGCGCGCCAGATTCACGTACTCGTCTGAGATGTCAAAACCTAGATAATGCCGGCCGGTCTGGAACGCCATCTTGCAGGTCGTGCCCGATCCGCACATGGGATCAAGAACGATGTCACCGGGATTTGACCAGCTCTCGATGTGGTCACGGGCCAGTTTCTCGGGAAAAATAGCGGGATGGGAATAGGCTGTCTCGTCCTCGGTAGAAAATCCCTTGCCGCCGTTAAATCTCCAAATATTGAACCGGACACCATACTGGTTGCCTTTATAGTAGGTTTTGGAAGCTTTCAAGTCGTTATCTTTACCCCTACTAGTTTTTCGTCCCCAAGGTGCTCCCCATTGATTTTTTCTGTCAGCGATAAGATTTATGGTCTTTGGTTGGCCCTTGCTAAAGATGAACATATACTCAAAGACCTGGTAATACCTTACGCTGTCTGGATAAGTACAGCCATTCTTTTCGTAAATCATGGTATCGTGAAGCCTGAGGCCTTGGCTCATAAAGTAAAGCGCTTGCCTAAAGCTTGTGCCAGTCTCGCCCCCGTCTTCTGTTTCGTCACCAACAATCCACACAATCACCCCGCCGGGCTTTAGCACCCGCGCCAGTTGGCCGGCGATGCCTTCAAAGTCGAACTCATAACCGTTGTACTGGCGCAGGTTGTCATAGGGCGGGGACGTGACGATCAAGTCAATACTCCCGTCCGGTATCGCCTTTGCCAGCACCCGCGCATCACCGGTGTAGATCGCGTTCAAGTCATACGGCCCGAGTTTCATCTCGTCTCCCCTTCCGCTCCCAGCCACGCCCGCGGCACGCTGGCCGTGACGGGCGGCAGCGCACCGGCGACCGCGCGGCAGGCCGGGCACACGTGGATGTGCTCGGTCAGATCGTGAAACCGGTACAAGTTGCCCTGTCCATCCCGTTTATCTTGCTTATCCAGCCACGCATCCCGCAGATCGCCGTACTCCGCGCAGTGGCAGCAGTCACGGCCGGCCGCTGCGAACG